TCATCGAGAGTTGCTTCAGTTTGAGCACTCTCAAGAAAATATTTGATATTATTTGATGAATCTTTGTAGTAAAGTTTGCCGTCTGTATAGTTAAGAGCTACTTCACCATATGCTAAATCACTCGTTGCAGGAACGCGTGCAGCAACTGAAGATTTCTTCAGTAAAATCTGATTTGCCATGTTCTATTACCTAAAAAGGGTTCAATAAGGTATAAAAATACCTGTTATTATTTATTAATATGTACCGCCGTCGATATTGAAACCATCAATATCAGATGTTCCTGCACCTGCACCAACTAAATCATTACCAACATACATTGTACCGCTCATACCAATACCACCTGTAACAACAAGTGTACCAGTCGTTGTGCTTGTAGAAGCTGTGTTAGCAGTTAGTGTTGTAGCACCGCTTGCTGTTAATGTTGTAAATGCACCTGTAGAAGTTGTTGTAGCACCAATCGGTGTATTATCAACTGTACCACCAGAGATTGTTAAGTTATCTGCAACATATGCATCTTGAACAATATCAGCATTCCAAGTACCAACAGTAACTGTACCAAGAGTTGTGATAGATGTTTGACCAACATATGTTGATGCAATATCAATATCATTTGCATTAACTGTAATTCTATTTGCTGTACCAACTACATCAACTACACCAGAAGTAAATGTTAAACCAGCACCAGCAACTGTTGGAGCAAGTTCTACATTATCAGAAGCAATTTGTAAACCATTAGCTGTGTTAACTTCTAATGTATAACCGTTTTTACTTAAACCATCACCAGCAATAAGTGTACCTGATGATGAGAATAATGTCCATTCAATATCATCTGTACCAATTGTAAGTGGATTATCAGATACAACCACAAAACCTGTGTTATCGTTAACTGTACCTTCTTCAACGAAGACAAATGTACCAGCATTTAATTCTGCAGGTTGGTCAGCATCTGTAGATCTTGATGGTGCACCTGAAGCAGCAACAACATAGATACCGTTTTCAGAAGCATCAACTTGGTTTTTAACAAGAACTCTATCACCAGTAGCAAGTGTTACACCGTCAATAGTATCACCGTTTTCTAAATCACTAGCAAGAGTTATTGCAGCCGTTGTAGCAGCACGTACTGAATTCTTAATATCTAAACCAGATCTTGCAGCATCTACATAGTATTTTGTAGCAGCATCTTGATCATTAATTGGTTCAGCAAGATTTGTAATACGGTTACTATTAACATCAACATTACCGGTAGGATTAAGTGTAAGATCTCCAGTAGATGTACTAATTGTATTACCATCAATATTAACATTATCAACAGTAACAGATGTTAATCCAGCAATATCTGTAGTTGTTTCACCATTATTTAATGATGATGTACCAAGAGTAATTGTATTAGCAACAACATTACCATTTGTAACTGTAAAGTCTGTTGAATCAAAAGAAGCAACACCTTTATTAGATGAAGAAGCATCTTCACCAGAAACTGTAATTGTTTGGTTGCCTGCAACTACATCAATACCTTCACCACCAGTAATTGTTAATGTTTGTGAAAGTAAATCAACTGAACCTGTACCAGATTCACCAGCAAGATTTAATGTAGTAGCAACACTTACTGAACCAGCAGCAGTTAATCGACCTTGTTGATCAACAGTAAATGTAGGAATTTGAGTTGTAGAACCATATGCGCCTGGAGTAACTGCTGTGTCATCTAATGTTAATGTTACAACACCAGTTGTATCATTATAAGAATCTGTAATACCTGTACCACCATCAACAGCAACAGAAGCAGCATCTTGAATATATTCGTCAAGGGAAACGAGTGAAGATGTACTTGTTTGATAGATATATGGATTATATAAGTTAACAGCACCAGTACCATCTGGATCTATATTAATATCACCATTAGTATTTGTTGAAGATAATGTATTACCGTCTAATGTTAAATTATCAACATTTAATACATCAATCTTACTATTTGAATCCACAATAAGTGCAGAATCAGCTGTAAGTGTACCAGCTGTATGATCTAATCGGTCAGTAAAATATTTACCGCCAATAACAATGTGATTTACAGCATTACCATTGGTTTCTGTACCAAAACCAATATATAACCGATCACCACCATTCGATCCATTATCAGCTAATGCAGAATACGCTAATTCACCTGCTCCTAGCGTACTAGGATTTCCTGAAACCCCTGATCGTTTAATTCTTATGATTGATGCCATCTTTTAATCCCTTATTTAAAATTCGCCCGCTTCTACTTCTTGTTTTTCGAGTAGTTTACCTGCAATCCACTTGGATGTAGCTGTACTATATATTAGTAAAGATCCATCTTGTAAACCGTTTGTTGTTGTATCTACGTTTGAAATATCTTCTACATTACCGGTAGTTGAAGATAGGCCTTGCTCGCCTACAGTAGTCACTGTCGTACTGGATTCTTCTTCAACCGTTACGTAAATATCGTCTGCCATAATTTTATATCTGTGTTATTTCCGGTGTAACGATTATTATACCTTCAAGCACTCTTCGTTTTTCACCAATTGATGATGTAATTTCTACATCATATAAGTATCTTCCTGGTTTTATTGCACTTGTTTGAGTTGCTGTTAATGCCAACCTTATTTTTCCTGCTAACTGTGAATAAACAGTTGCAGTAAAATCATACGCTGTCTGAGATGCATAAGATTTTCTTATTTGCGACTTAACAGTATAACCAGTTAAGTTTAAAGGATCGCCGTTACTTTGATTTGCTGTAACGATGATACTATAATCTGCGCCTGCATCTATGTATAAGTTTGTTATCGTTGCCATTTACTTATTCTTTATATTATTTATAAAAATTTATTATCGTAATTCTGCCCATCTTAGTAATGATGCACCTAAAATATTCTCTACTATATATGTAGAACCATCAGGAACAATTGTTTGAACTGATGGATACATTGCAGCAGAAGCAACTGATGTAACACCACCTTCACCAACAATTACATTATCAACCAGCATTCTCATACGACAATGATTTGGTTGACCAAAACAAGTTACGTTTACAAAGATAGGTCTTCCTGTATTATTTGTATATGTGGTACCAAGAGATCTTGATGATACAACATTCTGCCATGTTTGGCCAACACCAATGCCTTGAGTTTGTGTAACCCATGAAAAAGTACCATCACCATCAGATGCTAAGAATTGGCCTGATGTTCCATTACCAACTACGTTAAGTTTAGAAGCTTCTACAGCATTTGGCCCAATCTTAGCTGCTGTTATTGCATTATCTTCTACTACATCTGTATTTATTTTAGTGTTTGCCATGTATTATCCTTATACCTTCATTATATAACATAATGCATAATATGGAGGTAAGTTAGCATCTGTTACACTAGAACCTTCAGTAGAGGTTGTTATTGACAATGAAGTGCTATTATATCCTTTATTTTGAAATCTTAAGGCGCGACTTCCACCATCATTACGTCCTGATGTAATCCATGGACTAATAGTTCCATCTTCAGCAATATCTGTAGAACCACCATTAGCTCCAGTCGACAATTCAACTCTTGCTAAATAATTATTTCTATAAGATCCTGTTCCTGTGTGACTGTGACTTGGTACAATAGCATCTTTGCTACCACCAGAAGCTCCAACTGCATACGATCCAGTAGCACCTACAACAAATCGATTAATTAAGTTAGGTGTTCCATTTGTACCATCACATAATGCCCAACCGTTTGGTATATTTGTTGATAATCCTGACCATAAGATAATACCACCAACTGGCATTGTATATGGTGTAACATCATTGACAACTTCATCAATAGCAGCTTGAACATTAGTTGCAGATATTGTACCTGATGGTGAATATGTAATATCAGTTGCAGGTATTGCATAATCAAAATAAGCATCAACTTCAGCAAGTACTTCAACTCCTGCAGATACTCCACCGCTTAATGTAAATGATGTAGTACTTGTTTCAGTATAAGCAGAATCAAACTGTCTAACACCATTAATATAAACTCTTAATTGATTTGAACCAGGAACATAAGCAGGAGCAGTAAATACTGTTTGGTTTGCTGTAGCAGCAGTAATAACTCTTGTTGAATCAACTCGAGTACCTGAAGAAGCAATTGCTCCGGTTTCTGCTTGCCAATAATATGAACCTTCACCACCTGTTTTTAATACATAACCTGAAACTTCACCACTAGGCAATAAATTATTTAATGCTGATGTTGTACTATTGCCTCCAGTGCCACCTTTATTTACTGGTAATACTTCGGTAATAGTTGCTGCAGTACCAGTAACATTTCCTGTTACATTACCAGTTAAATCGCCAGTAATTGTTGTTGCAGCAATACCACCAGTACCATTTCTAGCAACCAACGTATTTGCTGTTGCAGTAATATCAGGATTTAAACCATCAACTAAATCAGCATCTAATCCTGAAGAAGCGCCATCAACAGTTTTTAACTTTGTAAGGATATCTGCAGCAGTAAATGCTGTTGTATCTAACTTTGATCCTAATTCAGTATTGATATTAGAAAAGTTATTATCCATCTCAGTAATTGTGAGTGGAGATCCTTTTAAACTTCGTAGTGTAATTGATGCCATATTTATCTTTTAGTAATTGTATTTTTAACTTCTTCTATAGCTGCCATCCAATTTCCATTTTCTAAATTTCCACTTTTAATATCATGGTACAGCATATCTAATTGTTCTCTTAGTGGTGGATACATATTAGATCTAAGTCTATCAAACTCTGAAATTTCTCCTTGATACTTTTCTGGATTGTATGCCATATTTATTCCTTATGTTTTTATTATAAAGCCTATACCTGTATATGGAGGTAGATTAGCATTTATTCCACTAGAACCTTCAGTAGAGTTAGTTACTGATATACCTGTTGTAGCGGACTGTGTTGCAGATGTCCATGAACAACAACGAGATCCTGTTGCAACCATGTATGGACCAGACCAACCACCTACGTCATATCCACCTGATGTTGAATTACTACCAATTACATGAGTATGTCCAGGATCAGTTACAGTTGCTGTATGTGTATGACTTACCACAACGGCATCTTTACTACCGCCTTGTGCATTTAAAGCATAATTATTTCCAGCTCCTATTGGGAATCGATCAGCAAAATTAGGCAAATTAAATGTTGTTGTTCCATTGCCAGATCCGTATACTGTTCCAATTACAGAAAATAATGTAGCGTATGTAGATCGACTTACAGCAGATCCATCACATAATAACCATCCGGCAGGAGCAGCAGCAGTTGGCCACATCATTAACATTCCTGATTGAAATGCAGTTGACCATGATGGAGCTGAACCGATACCATTCGATGTTAAAACTTGTCCAGCGCTTCCAGCAATACTGTTTAATGATAGTTGACCAGTTATATTTAATGATGTAGCTGTAATGCTTGAACCAGAAATTGCACCGCCAGTTATCGATACATTATTACTATTTTGTGTTGCTAATGATCCTAAACCTAAATTTAATCTTGCATTTGTATTTGTAGTTGCACCGGTTCCGCCGTTTGCAACAGCAACTGTTCCAGATACATTAGTTGCATTTCCTGTTACAGTTCCGGTTAAATTACCAGTTACATTACCAGTAACATTTCCAACAAATGTAGTAGCTGTGATTCTTCCTGAACCATCTCTAGCAGCAATCGTATTTGATGCGGCTGTAATATCAGGATTTAAACCATCAACTAAATCTGCATCTAATCCAGAAGATGCTCCGTCAACAGTTTTTAACTTTGTAAGGATATCAGAAGCTGTATAACTAGAAGTATCTACTTTAGAACCAAGTTCTGTATTAATATTAGAAAAATTCTGATCCATTTCACTTATAGTAAGTGGTGATCCTTTTAAACTTCTAAGTGTAATTGATGCCATCTATTATACGTTCCAAAGATTATCGAGATGCATTACGCATGCCCATACTGTTCCTTCTGATGTTTTTGTAATACCATGTGTTGTGCTTAATTGAAAAGTAATACCTTGTCCTTCAGGTACAATAACTTCTTCATCACCAATTGTAATATTACCTGCACCTTTGAGGTTGTAACTTGTAACCCATGCAGCTGATGGTTCATTTTCCCAAGTTCTTGATATATCAACTTGACCTGTAGTTGCTGGCAATTCTAAGAACCATTTAGCAACAGCTTTTTCATCTGCAGGATCTGGAAAATTATCCATAAATGTTTTACGTTGGTGTCTTGTCCAACCATTTAAGTATTTACTAAAGTTATAAACACTTAGATTATTAGGACCATTAACTCCTACACGTCTTCTATAAGAAGTAGCAGGTTGCATGTAAACTTCACTCTGCAATCCTAACAAAGCATTTTTATTGTCTTCAGTCAAATTATCCAATATTTTATACATATTATCCTCTTTCGTACAGATACATTAATGTGTATCTTAAATTCTTTACAGGTGGTACAGAGTGTCTAACACCCAATTTATTAAAAATTATTGCTCTACCTTCTTCATCAGGGTAGTGTGTATCTTCAATTTGTATTCCGTCTTCACTACTTTGAAGATTAATTAATACATTATATGTATACGTAGTTTTATCTATATGTTCTGGCATAAAATCGCCAGGTTCATACTTATTAACTACAACTTCAGCTAAAGTGCTTCCTTCAAATTCAGGAGCTAAACTCTTTAACTTTTCTAATGCAACCTTGCCAAGTGTTTCGTTTAATGCAACATTATAACTACAATCTAAATCTTCACTTGTTGCCCTGTAATAATCCATTTTGTTTCTTTTAACGAATCTTGCAGGGTGAAGTTCGTTAATTATCTCTAACGCTTCCTTACACTTCTGGCTTGGAAAGAACGTCTGGTGAAAGCTCACGTGGTCCGATAAGTTCATGTATACCACCTTCTAGCCTATTTTCATATGTTGTAATGTCATCTTGAAGAGAAACAAATTTATATGCTGGATCAGCTTTTAATGATTCTTTATATAAATTATTATTTGCTTTTACTTCAGCAATATAATCTCTCATTTCTAAAAATTCTTCATGTTCTACATCAAGAGCAGCTGCAATCTTTTCAAGAAGTTTTTCTTGAACTTCCATTCTTTTATAAACACCATATGATTTATCAATTTTAAATTGAGCAGCATTGTCAAGAGCTGCTTCATATATAGTAACAGGTTGATCTTGTATATTTACAATCTGAAAATTGTCATATGTTCCAACTAAATCTTCTGTTGCAAGATCTATTTCAACCTCTGTATAATTAAAGAAGTCATGATTTAAAACGTTTATATCTTCTTCAGGTTGAAGAAGTGCAATAAATTCACCAGAAATCTTATTAAATTGCGCAAGCATTTTTGCTTTACCTTGAGGGATAAGACCTGTATATAATTTTGATATTTCGCTCATAGTTTTACCTTATTATGTTGCTCTACTTGATAAGAGTATCCAAGTGTTAGCTGCTGATGATTTAATATAAATCCTGTAATCGTTAACAGTTGATGTTGCAGTACCATTACCTGCCCAATACGATTGAGTATATCTAAATTGCATTGCAACAATTGATCCTTGCGGTAATGTTGAGTATGCAGCAAGTGATGCAGATGGATCACCAGTTAAACCTACCCATTTAATATCAGCATCAGAAGCAACCGCAGCATCTACATATTGTTTTGTAGCAGCATGCAATGCAGCTGTAGGATCACTGTGTAATGTTAAGAACCCTGTCATTGTATCGCCAGAGCTTGCAACTGTATTTGTATCTACATA